TATGGTAATAATTTAGGATACGGGGTTTCAATATATGGTGGTTTTGTAAATTCTATATTAAATAATTCAAATGTAACGTGCTCTTTTAAAAATTCTCTAACCATATATGAAACACAATATAAATGCACAATTAGAGAAAGTGAATTTAACTATACAAACAATCCAACAACCCAAATAACCCAACCCCCATTAACTGAGGTATATAATGATAACTTAGGATATGATGTTTCATTATATGATGTAAGCATTCCATCATCCACACCACCTTCCTTGGGGCAATTAAAATCCTTTGTAACCTCTTCATATTTTTCTCCTTACATAACAACCGTTGGATTATATAATAATGATAAAGAATTAATAGCTGTAGCTAAGTTATCACAACCCTTACCTACTTCCCAATTTACAGATACAAACATTATAATTAACCTAGATTTTTAAAAATAGTATGTGGATATATAATATGAACCAAATAAATTCCCTAGATGACATTCCCAAAGATGCATTTGGTTTTATATATATTACTACCCATTCCCCTTCAGGTAAAAGATATTTGGGTAAAAAATCTTTATATCATAATGTAAAGAAAAAACTCACCAAAAAACAACTCGCTGAACAAACTGGAAGAGGACGTAAACCACTTACTGAAATAGTAAAAAAAGAATCTGATTGGAAAACCTATTATGGTTCTGAGGATTTTATCAAACAAAAAATTAAAGAAGGTAAACAAGATGAATTTACTCGCTCAATAGTATGTTTTGCCCCCAATAAAAAATTACTTACATATTATGAATGTATGTGGCAATTTAAATACGGAGTGCTGGAGGATGATAAATGGTTAAATACCAACATTCTTGGGAAATTTTTCTCTAAAGATTTCTTGGATATCAAAATTTAATTTATTATATTCCAAAATATGGTAAACGAGTTATTAATAAATCTAGTAAATTCAACTCTTAAAATTGGAAAAAGAACAGCTAGAGGTAATCACTCTTACTATTGTCCTAAATGTAACCACCATAAACCTAAATTGGAGGTAAACTTTGATGAATCTTCACCCAATTACCAAAAATATGCTTGTTGGGCTTGTGGGTTTAAAGGAGCAAATTTAACAAAACTATTTAAGGAAGCAAACTCTCCTCAAAATAAAATAGATGAGTTAAAACCCTTCCTTAAAAATAAAAAATCTTATAGACCACAACCCACTAATAAGACTACAATAAAACTCCCTGATGAGTATGAAACTTTTTTGCATATAACAAAAGATAAAATTGAGGGTAAACATGCTCTATCATACCTAAAATCTAGAGGATTAACAAAACATGATATATTAAAATATAATATAGGATATTGCTCCAGGGGAGAATATCAAAATATGATAATTATACCATCATATGATATTAACGGTGAATTAAATTATTTTACCGCGCGATCATTTGATAAAAATGCCTTCACTAAGTACCGCAACCCTGAATATTCTCGTGATATTATACCGTTTGAATTGTTTGTAAATTGGGATTTACCAATTATAATATGTGAAGGACCTTTTGATGCTATTGCTATAAAAAGAAACGTTATTCCACTTTTTGGTAAAAACATCCAACCCGAATTAATGAAAAAGATAGTTACATCTAGGGTACAAAAAATATATATTGCCTTAGATGATGATGCTATTAAAAAATCCCTAGAATTTTGTGAAAAATTACTTAATATAGGAAAAGAAGTTTACCTAGTAGAACTAAATGGGAAAGACCCATCAGAAATAGGATCTGATAATTTTACAAAGTTGATCCAAAAAACAAACCCATTAACACAATACCAATTAATGGAGAAAAAACTTTCATTATTATGAAAAAAACATTAAAAAAATCTTATAAACGTATTCTTGAAATATCTGAAGATTCAAAACAAATAACACTCCCAGATTCACGTTATTACAGAAGAAACGGGGAGTATTACCCCTCAATTACATATGTTTTACAATATTACCCAAAGGGAACACATTATGAGAATTGGTTAAAACAAGTAGGCTTTGCTTCAAACCACATAGTAAAAAAATCTCAAGAAGAAGGTACCCAAGTACATGAAATGATTGAGGATTGGTTAAATGGTGAAGAATTAAACTTTCTAAACCACAATGGATATCCACAATACAATCCAGATGTATGGCAAATGTTCCTAAAATTTGTTGAATGGTGGGAAATATATAACCCAACCTTAATAGAAACTGAAGTACATCTATTCTCAGAGGAGTTAAAAGTAGCAGGTACATGCGATTTAGTTTGTGAGATAGATGGAGAATTGTGGATTGTAGATTTCAAAACTTCAAACCATATGCATACCCCATATGAATTACAAGCAGCGGTTTATGACCAATGTTATGAAGAATGTTTTGGTAAAAAACCAGATAGACGTGGTTTATTATGGTTAAAATCCTCAAAAAGGAGATATAATAAAGAAAAAATGGCCGGGAAAGGTTGGGAAATGGTTGAATCCTCTCGCACCCAAGAAGAAAATATAGACATTTTTAAAACTGTTAAAAGATTATTTGATTTAGAAAACCCTACCCATTCCCCAATATTTACTGAATTTAAAACAACTAGTAGGAGAAAATTATAATATTTATAAACATGATAAAATTATTACAACTTCTAAAAGAAATATCTACTTCTCCCAAAGCTATATTCTTAGCTGGTCCAGCGGGAAGTGGTAAATCATACATGAATCGTTTATTAATTCCACAAGAATTTCAAACCATTAATTCAGATGACACATATGAAGAATTATTAAAAGCAAGTGGGATAGGATTAAAACAAAAGGATTTTACTCCTGATCAATTATCCCAAGCTGCTAAATTGCAAGCACAAGCTCGTAAAGTAACCCAAACTAAATTGGAAAAATCTATAGAAGATAAAAACAATATTATTATTGATGGGACAGGTGCTGCATCAAACCCAATATTGAAAAAAAAACAACAATTAGAGGATTTGGGGTATGAAACTATGATGTTAATGATTTATGTTTCCCCACTAGTGTCTTTAGAACGTAATAAAAATAGAGATAGGAGTTTAATGCCTACTATTGTATTACGTACATGGAGGGATGTAAATAAAAATATAGAAACATATAGACAAGCCTTTGGAGATAAATTTATACTAATCAATAACAACCCAGAGGATGCTAAAAAAGATTTTAATATAGATTTACTCAAACCCTATTTAGAGGATTCAAAAGCTAAAGGTAAACCTAAAACACCTGAGGAACAAGCAAAATCTAAACAAAAATTTGATGAATTAATATCTAATATAGAACAAATGGTTAATAAATTCCCTGAGTTTGATACAATAGATACTGCTAAATCAAAAATTAAATCATTTGTGTGATGAATAATTTGACTAGAGAGATAATCACTCCCTTTTTAGAATCTACTGGGCAAAATATAGCTCTAATCCCTGGAGGTTTTAAACCTCCAACATTAGGTCATTTTTATTTGGTTAATGAGATAGCAAAAAGAGAAGAAATTGATGGAGTTTTAGTATTAATAGGGCATGGGGTAAGAGAGAGTATTACTAAAGAACAAAGTTATAAGATATGGGAACTATATAAAAAACACCTCCCTTCAAAAGTCCAAATAAAAATATCCGATAAACCTTCTCCTATAGGGGATGTAATATCCTTAATAAAAAACAACCCTCAAAATTTTTACTATCCTGTAGTAGGATATAGAGGAGAAGAAGATAATAAGGATTTACAGAGATTTGATTCATTAAAAAATAAATACCCTAACTATAAACCTATAATCTTTAAAAGCAATTTAAACATCAGTGGTACTAAATCTCGCAAATCTTTACAAGATAATAATTTTGACATTTTCCAAACTTTTCTCCCTACTGAATTATTGCAAGAAGATAAGCTAGAAATATTCAACATTTTATCCTCTTCCTCTAAAATAGAGGAATATATTGAACCTGCTGATGAACATCAAGTAGACCCCAAAGAATTAAAAATGGGTATTAAAGTAGAAATGGAACACACTACAAACCCAGAGGAAGCAAAAATAATTGCTTTACAACATCTAGCAGAAGATCCTAAATATTATACTAAATTAGCTACTTTAAATTTAGAATCTCTTAATGAGAATGCCACATATACACAACATATAGATTATAAACAAAAAATAAAAGATTTAATTAAATATATGTTGGATAAGGGAATGAATATTAAACCACTCCCTAAAGTTATATTTTACCATGGTAATAAAGAAAATGCTAAAAATTTCTTTGGTAAAACAGCATATTATAATCCAAATACAATGGAAATAGTACTATATACTGAAGGTAGACATCCAAAAGACATAGTGCGCTCATTCTCTCATGAGATTGTCCATCATATTCAAAATATAGAAAATCGTTTAGGAGATATTACAACAACCAACACATCAGAAGATGATCATTTAGACCAAATTGAAAGAGAAGCATATCTAGATGGGAACATTACATTTAGAAATTGGACCGATACTTTACAGGAAGATAAAAAA